GTATTTCATTTAATACATAATAGCCATAAGTATCCAGAGATTGAAAATGCACGATTTCCACAACACATTGTCTATAACTCATTATGGATTAAGAGGAAATTAAACTACAAATGGGATAACTTTACAATAACGCCTCCCGTTGATTATCGTACTTACGACTTAGGTAAAGACCCAGAGGATAACGAATATATTACACTTATAAACTTAAACGAGAATAAAGGCGGTAAGATATTTGAAAGCATAGCAAGGGCATTGCCAAATAAGCGATTTTTAGGCGTTTTGGGGAGTTATGATGAGCAAGTGACACCAAACCTTCCAAACCTTAAAATAGTGCCAAATACGGCAGATATTAAGCCTATATATGGTGTTACAAGAATCTTGTTGATGCCAAGTGACTATGAATCGTGGGGGAGAACTGCTACGGAGGCTATGTGTAATGGAATTCCAGTCATTTGTAGTAATGCGGATGGGTTGGTTGAGAATTGTGGCTATGCTGGTATATTTATAAAAGATCGTAATGACACTAAAAGCTGGGTTGAAGCAATTGCAAAGTTGGATGAAAAAAAGGCATATGCCGAAGCCTCAAGGAGAGCAAGAAAAAGAGCGAAAGACCACGACCCAAGAAAAGCACTTGATGAATTTGAACTCTGGCTCAGAGAAATGGTTGATAAATATTACAAGTAATGGCGATATATATAAACGGGATAACCATTTTAGCTGATGCGGTGGTTGAGCCAGTAAGTAGAACGGATGCAAAGAATTGGATGAGGATTGATTATACCTCGGATGATTCTTTGATTGATAATTTAATCTCAAGTGCAAGAAAGCATCTTGAGTTATTGACTGGAAGGTCTTTGACAAATAAGCTAATAAGAGCAAACATTCAACTCACTGGCACTGTGCCAAATGTTTGGATGGTTGACTTGCCATACTCTCCACTTAATTGTGTGGATGAGGTAGTGATGAAAACGGGCATTAATATGAGCGAAACCCTAACCAAAAATGAAGAATATGAAGTGATTGGTGGAAAGATTTGGTTATACTCACAAGGGTATTATGATATTAAATATCAAGCTGGTTATGGCGAACTACCACCAGATTTGGTTAGTGATATTTTAACACTTGTAGCTTGGTCTTACCAAAATAGGGGTAAGAATATGAATGCCGACCCAAGTTCATCAATATCGCAATATCCTTATTGGGATGGATTAAATTATCACCAATATAAGACTGTTGTAATATAGTGGCAAAGGGGATAAACATACAAGTTAGTGATGCAGCATTCCAAAGATTGCTTAATCGCTATAAAGAAAAAGTAAATGGCACTGCCGCTTTACTTGATCGTGAACTTGCCGCAACTGGGGAATTAATGGCAACAAGTGCGAAGAATATGGTTGCGGTAGATACTGGTAGACTAAGAAACTCAATCTCACTAAAGAAAGACCAATTTCTTTCTTACTACCTGATTGCTCAAACTAATTACGCTGCTTACGTTGAATTTGGGACTGGTAATGGTTTTATCCCACCAGAGAACAAAGAATGGAGCGCACTTGCAAGTAAATATAAAGGTAGGGGTATAAAGCAAGTTAACTTACCAGCGAGACCATATATGAGACCATCAATTCTTGCTTACTATCCTAAATTTAAGGAGGAGGCAATAAAGATAATAAGAAGTAAAAATGCTTGATTGTAGTAACAATGTGCGTACAATTTATGTGAATGCCTTAAATGGTAATTTGTCTTACAATGGCAAAGATGTGCCAGTGTATGGACAAAATCCATTTAGGACAATGCCACAAAATTACGTTATCATTAGTTCTATAACCGAGGTAGCTTCAAACACTAATAATAGGTTTGGTAATATCGTTGATGTAGTTATTGATATAAATAGTGAGCAATATCGCATTTATGACAATAGCATCGTTGATAATATCGCATCTCAAATACTTAACATATTAATACCAGATACAAAAGTTGATGGTTTTGATGATGCTAATTTTGAGGTCTTTCCAACGGCAAGGACATTAAGTAGTTACTTACCAGTAGTAAATGGAGACAATTTTATAGCTAGGAAAATAATAACAATAAGCAATTTAGTTAACCAAAAATAAAAGTAAAAATGGGACAAATTTTAGGATCATTACAAGACATCGAAATAGATGTTACTGGAGGCACAAGCTGGAAGCCATTGGTTTGTTTGCGTACTTCATCAGTAAACACAACTATGGATGCAACTACCGAGCAAACGAATTGTGGAGCATTTACTTCACCTTCAGCACCACAGATGAGTGTTGATTTTGATGCTATTTGTGAAACCAATCCTGGTAGCTTTCCAACAGTGTCTATTTCTTATGAGGAATTGTTAAATGCTATGGTAGTAAAAACTGAAGTAAATGTAAGAGTACAAAACCCAGCGGTAACTGGTTCAAGTGCTGGTACTGTTTACTATCATCAATTTAAAGGTTATATCACTGACCTTACTTTGAACCAATCAACTACTGAGTTTATCAACTTCTCTGGAACTATCCAATCAAATGGTGCGTTAGACGTTTCAGCTTAATTTTAATTATGAATTATACTAATATTACTATCAACGACCAAAAGGTCGGACTTAAATTTGGAATGGCTTCATTTAGATATTTACAAGACAAGCTTGTTGAGGGCAAGTCTTATCAAGGTGGAGACTTAAATGAGATTGGTCTTGCTCACATTATTTATAGTGGTTATTTTAATAACTGCTTGGTTAAAGATGTTGAGCCAACACTAAAGTTTGAGGAGGTTGTCGATTGGATTGAAATGAATTTGACAAATGAGGAGGTAATGTCTCAAATAAAGAGCGTTATTGAAATTTGGACTAATAACCAATATATCCAATCTGCTTTAGATGTTGTTGACCAACCAAAAAAAAAGACATCTCGTGGGAAGAAATAGAAGCATTTGCTTTTGGTGAATTGTGTCTTTTGCCTCGTGATTTTTTTGATATGAGTCCAAGGCATTTGTCCCTAATGATAAAAGGACACGAGGAGAAAAAGGTCGACACTTATAGGCAAACAAGACTATTGATGTTTACAATGGTGCGCTTAATGGGTGATCCAAAGAGCGCACCAAAAACTCCAGAGGCATTGTGGAGTTTACCAGGTGATGAGCAATCACAAAGAGGCATTAGTGATAGTGAGGCAAGAGAAATATTCAAAAGGTTAAGACAATGAATGAAGATTTTATATTTCGGTTAGGTGCTGATGTCTCTGGGTTCACAAAGTCTATCTCACAAGTAGAGGCTGAACTCAAGAAAGTCCAAACCGAGTTAAAAACCAAGACTGGAGATGCTATCGTACAAACAAATAAGTACATAGCAGACTTGCAAGGTAGTCTTGTCAATCTTCGTTCACAAGGTTTAAGTAAGTTACCAAAAGCGGTTAATGATGGAGCGGCTTCACTTAATGCTCTTGGTCAAGTAGCAAGAGATGCACCATTTGGATTCATTGCAATTCAGAACAACTTACCAATTTTATTTGATCAATTAGGCAACCTAAGTAAGCAAAGCGGAGGTGCAACTAATGCCCTAAAAGCTATTGGTGCATCATTAATTGGCCCAGCTGGTGTGACCTTTGCTATTGGTGCTGCTATCTCAGCCATTACTGTACTTGTACAAAAGTATGGGTCATTTGGCGCAGCTTTAGACGCAATATTTACAAAGCAAAGTAAATTTAGTCAAGAGATACTTGATTTTAATAAAGACCTTGCTAAATACAATGAGGAGAAAAGAACAAGTGTAGAAATTACGCAAGAGGAGATTGCAACAACCGAAGGTGCGATTTCTAAGATAAGAAGTTTGTCATCTATTGTATTAGATCAAACACGTTCTTATAATGAGAGAAACTCTGCTCTCAATGATTTAAAAGACATTAACAAAGAGTACTTTGGTAATCTTGATTTAGAGAAAACAAAGTTTGAAGATTTAAAAACCGCAATTGATACTTATATATCGAGTGTAAGACAAGCAGCGGTTAGTAAAGGATTTGAAAGTGCAATAGGCGATGCGAGTGTGCAACTTGCAAAAGCGGTTGCATTACAAGCTAAATTACAAGGTGAATTAGATGATGCTCGAAGAAAACCAATAGTAACAAGGGGCAAAGCTGAAATAGTTGACACAAGCGAAATAGATGCCGCAAAAGAGGCTTTTGATGAACAAAGTAAAGTTGTAGAGGATTTAAGAAAAGAAATTGCTCTTTACAATGTAGAACTTGATAAAAGTATTAAGCTACAAAATCAAATTCAAGCACCAATTGATGCAGCTAATAAAGCATTGGAGGATCAAAAGAAAGCTGCTGAAGCGGCTAAAAAAGCTGCTGCTGAATCCAAAAGATTAGCTGCCGAAAGAAAGAAAGTATTAGAATTACAACAAGAGCAAATTCGAGTTGATAATTTATATAATGCTAAAAAAAGAATTTCTGAACAAGCGGCATTAAATAAAACTGAGTTAGATGGTTTAAGAGCCATAACTAAAGAAAGAAGAAAAAGTGAGAGAGAAGCTGGTATAACTTTACCAACACAAATATCTGGCATTGTACCAAGCTTTAACAATGAGAAATTTTTATCAAGTGTTAGAGCGGCAAATAATGAATTGGCAAGATTAAAAGAAGAAGCAAATTTAACTGCTGCATATAATTTAATTAATCAAACATTTTTTTCGCCAATAGAAAATTTATTTGAGAATTTTTTAAATACTGGAAAGTTTGCATTTAAAGAATTTGCACAAGCAATATTAAAAGCAATCAATCAAATAGTTGCAAAAATTATTGCTACTGGCATTATAACATTATTAGCATCTTTATTTATACCAGGTTTTAGTGCAGCTGGTGGGGGCATTGGAAAAACACTTGTTGCTGGTATAACTGGTGCGTTAGGCTTTGGTGGAGGTTTCGGTGGATCTAATAGAGTAGCCAACCCATCATTTGGAGGTGTTAGTGGTGGCGCATTACAAATGGCTGGTGCAGTTAATTTAAGTTTAAGAGGTAGTGATTTGGTGGGATCAATTAATAGAACAAACGCAACAATAAGTAGAGTTGGCTAGAGCAGAAAAATATTATATAAATTTTCAAAGCGGAGATGGATACATTTGCCGAGTAGGATTCCTATATGAAGGATTTAGTGGCACATCATCCGAGATACAAGGTGGAGCAAGACCATTTGTACTTAAAGAGTTTAACTCAGATGATGACATATTTAAGCCAGTTAGGGCATTAATGGGTGAAGTAGAAATACTCACCAATGTCAACGGAGTTCAAATTGAGGATTTCTTTGCTGATCAAGATAGTGACATTGCGATTACATTCTCAATGGACACCATACCAATTTGGACTGGTTATGTGTTGCAAGATGATTTCCAAGAAGTTTGGGATGATTCAAATCACTTTTTAATAATTAGAGCATATGATGGATTAGGTATGTTGAAGGACATACCATTTGGTGATAATGGTGCTGAGTTAGTTGGTAGGTTTACACCATTCCAATTATTAAACTACGCATTACAAGGCGCACCCAATACACCTTTAACAAGGTATGCAGTTATCAATAATTTGTATCACGATTCAATGACTGATATAGACAGTCCATTGTTTCAGTGTTATATTGATGCAAAGACATTCCAACAAGAAACAACGACATATGATGATTCGTTGACTGTTATAGAAAAGATTAACCAATCATTTTCTCAGACAATCTTCCAATATCTCAATCGTTGGTATTTCTTTAGGGTTGAGGAGTTGTATACATCATATAATAATAACTTGATTGGTAATCTTTGGAATTTAGGTGTACCAACTGGTATAGACCAAAGGTATGATATTGAGGTTGGGGTTAATAATGAAGTAAAACCAATCTCACCTGAGATGCTTAGGCTTATACAAAAAAAGACTAAGTTTGATGAGATTGATTTTGACTATGACCCATTTAATGAGACTTTTAACAATGAGAGTTTTGCTCGTGCTACTTTTGTAGCTACAAGCGGAAATGCTAAGACATACACTTTAGATTTATGGGATTTTAAAGGTGGTACATTCACCACACCAGCAACACCAAGTGCAAACTTTGATGCTAAAATAAGGGAAGTATATTCCTCAACCACTGCTGGTGGTTTGCTTGAGAGGTACTTATATATTGAGAGCCAACAAGCGGCTGGTATTGCATCGGTTTGGTTGCAGAGTAACCAAGTTGATATAACATCTACAAGTTTTGTTAATATAAGCTTTGATGTTAAGTTTTTACGTACATATTTGCAATATGCTCCAGTTGTTTATGTAATTATAGAAAGTGGTGGTAGTTATTATTGGTTAAATGAGGAAGGCACTTGGACTTTTGCTGCTGCTATTGGACTTGTCGGATCAATAAGACTTGACTCAAGAAGTGGCACAAATGTAGAGACTACAGAGTGGAATAGCTTACAAGTAGAATCGGACATTGTACCAAGTGGTGGTAAGCTGCAAATAAGATTATTGCATTTTAATGATAATACGGTTACTAACTCAATAACATATTATAATAATTTAAAGGTACAAGTTCTTAATGGATTTGAGAATGGGGACTTTTTAAGGAAGATAACTGGCATCAATTCAAAATATACAAAGACTGGCACAATAGTTAACTCAACTAAAAATGACACTTATCTTGATGATCATTTTAGTGCGTTACATAAGGGGGCGATATTCCAATCTGATGGCACAACATTAACCGATGCCGACTGGCATAGGCTTAGATACCCATCTGAGACTTTTGGCTTTAGGAGGCAAAATGCGACTGCAAGGTGGGAACATAATAGGGTAAATCGTAATAAGATAGATGTTAATTTCTTTGGTTTAATGTGGACTGATAATGTGACTTTGACACCAATAGGTCTAATGAACACTATAAGATTTATGGATGATGATCCGAATAAGGTTTATTGGATAGCTAATTTAAGGGAGGTTGATTATGCTGCTGGGACTTGGAGTGCTACTTTAGAGGAAGTTTATGATGAATTAAGGGATACCCCAATAAGTCAAACTTTTGAGGCTGACTTTACAATAGGCACTTATGCCTCACCATCGGTTATCCCATTGACATTAGTAACAAGTGGCGGTTTTTCTATTCAAACAAGTAACACGGCAAGGTATGACAATGCCACAACTTTGACAACTCCAGTAGATTGTAGTATCTTTGGAGAGGTGAGCGCAGCGAATTACCCAGCAACTATAAGCTTCCAACTTCAGAAAAATGGCACTGCCATTAGGACTATAAACTACCCGATTTACGTTGCAAATCAACCATATACTTTGAATTTGAGTGTAACAACTCAAACGATTGCTACAAATGACACTTTTAGGGTTGTGGTAGTTGGGGCATCAACGATTAATGTTGATGGTGGGGATATGAAGATAAATAGTCCAAGCACTACACTTGCTTACGACACATATACAGATAATTATTTATACGAATAAGAAATGGCAGACGTAGTAAAGGCAGAAGGTTTAGTTATAGCATACACGGACTCAAGTGGCAATGTGTATCCTTTGGCTTGTGCTAAGGATGCCTCTTTGGTTATAACAAGAGATGTTATTGAACTTGCGCCAAAAAGTGTAAATAATTTTAGGAGGTATATTCCTGGTAAGCGATCATTCACCATAAGTGGTAGTGGCTTAGTAAAATTAGTGGGTACTAATCAACAAGGCTTAGACTTTTTCGATGATTTATTCACAACTGTTGATACTAATTATGTTGCGTATTTAGACATTATTGATGCGCAAAATAATTACAAAATGTATCAATTTAATTGTTATATTGTCGAACTTACACTTGACTCGCTTGTGAATGGTTTTGCTAATTATTCTTACTCATTACAAGGTAATGGTGCATTCACTGAGTTAACGGTTGTTGATACTTATACGGTTGCGAGTGGTACAATAACTGCTCGTAGCACTTCTACTCATAAACTTGTGGCGGTTGGATATGGAGGCAAATGGTATTATAATTATACTGTTAGTGCTGGTCCCGTAATTAATTTAGGTTCATCGCTTAATGGCACAAGTGTCGTGGCGGCATATATAGCAATATAAAATCAATAATATGAAACAAATGATGGAAAATGTAAAGACAAGCCTTTTTGGTGCGGTAGCTGGACTACCGGTAATTTGGGAAGGCGCAATGGCTAATGATTGGAAGATGGTCTTAGCTGGTCTTGGAATGCTTTTAGTGGGCATTTTTGCAAGTGACGCTAAAAAGTAAGAGATGGAGCAAGGGGTGATTGTGACGATAATTATTCAGACTATTGCATTTGCAATGGCATTGTCGAAGATGTTTACGGATATGAAGATTAAGTTGAGAGAACTTGATCTTCGTGTCCGCACCCTTGAGAAAAAAGAGGATGAGATTAGTGAGAAATTAGGGAAGATTTTTGACGCTTTGCAAGACATAAAATTGGAATTAAAAGATAAAGCAGATAGATTATGATACCAGAATTTAATTTAATGCCCATTCGCCAAGGAGATACATACGTTCTCCCTTTGTCATTTTGGGAGGATGAGTGCGAGACCACCGCTATGGATGTCACCACTGATGTATTTAAGCTAATGGCTAAAAATAGTGCTGGTGTCACACAATTTACTTGGGACAATGCGGCATTCATTGTTGGTCAACCAAATGAGAGGACAGTTACCTTAACTGCTGCTACAACGGCTGGTTATACCGCTGGTGAGTACAAGTACGACCTACAAGTAACTACCGCAACGGGGACTTATACTTGGATGCAAGGTTATATTCAAGTGCAATCGCAAATAACATCATAATGGTTATTAAGGTTAGTTATACAACAACGCAGCCTATTATTAGGGTTACGGACACATCAAGCAATATAATTGTGAAAGTTGTGCCTCCGAGTCCTATTTATATAAAGGCTGGTAGTACAAGTGGAGGAGGAGCAGTTGACTCGGCTCTTACATTATTGCAATATGTCCGCAACCAAAGTGGTGCTACAATGACCAAAGGTACGGTTGTCTACATAAGTGGAGCAACGGGCAATACTGCAACCATTAGCAAGGCTATTGCCACAACTGATGGCACATCTGCGCAAACACTTGGATTATTAAAGGATGATATAGCTAATAATGGGTTTGGATATGTGGTAGTGTTTGGTAAAGTTAGTGGACTTAACACAAGTGCCTATGACGAAGGCAATCAATTATATTTATCACCAACGGTAGCTGGTGGCTACACAACCACTAAGCCTTATGCTCCTTATCATTTGGTGTATATAGGAATTATTACACGATCACACCCCAATCAAGGTACTATCGAGGTAAGGGTGCAAAATGGCTATGAGATGGATGAGTTGCACGATGTGGCGGCTCAAAACCCATCTGATGGTGATGTGATACAATATGTTGCAAGTACGGGACTATGGACAAAGACTTCATCAATTAATTTTGGTACCTGGTGAGAATAAACAAATCACTCATAACATATATCCCAACGAGTGGTGCTGGTAGTGGTACGGTCACTTCCGTTGCTATGACCGTGCCATCTGGAATATTTACAATCCTTGGCTCACCAATCACTTCAAGTGGAACGTTGCAAGTTGGGTTAGTCAATCAATTAGCCAACACGGTATGGTGTGGGCCAACAAGCGGTGCGGAGAGTGTGCCTACATTTAGATTATTAGTAAGCGATGATATACCTAACCTAAGTGCGTCTAAGATAACAAGTGGCACTTTAGGAGTAGATAGAGGTGGCACGGGTGCAAGTACATTAACTGGTGTGTTATTTGGCAATGGCACAAGTGCATTTACAGGTATTGCCTCCACTACTCCCAACCAAATGCTTAGGGTGAATAGTGGGGGGACTGGGTACGAGTGGTTCACACCTGACTACCTTAGTAACGTAATGACCTCTCTTGGCGATATGATATATGGCAATGCAGTAGGATTGCCAGTAAGAAGGAGTGGGAATGTAACCACAACAAAAATGTTTCTATCACAAACGGGTGATGGGACAAGTAGTGCTGCTCCGCAATGGAGTGTAGTTACGGCAAGTGATGTGGGAGGTGTGCCAACGAGTAGGCAGTTAACTATAAATGGTACAAGTTATGACCTTTCGTTAGATCGCAGCTGGAGTGTAGGAACAATCACATCATTGACTGGTGAAGCAACTGCAAGTGGAACGGGTGCGGTAGCGGTAACGCTTACAAATAGTGCGGTTATAGGTAAGGTGCTAACTGGGTTAAACACAAGTGGTGGTGGAAATATAGTATCAACTGATAGTATCCTTGAAGCATTTGGGAAAGTGCAAAACCAAATAACTGCTTTAGTAGGTGGGGTGATGTACGAAGGTACTTGGAACGCATCTACTAACTCTCCAACGATTACATCAAGTGTAGGTAACAAAGGCGATTACTATGTTGTAAGTACGGCTGGTTCTACAACGATTGATGGCATTAGCGATTGGAAGGTAGGTGATTGGATAATATTTAATGGCTCTACTTGGCAGAAGGTAGATAATACTGATTTGGTTAGTTCTGTAAACGGATATACTGGTGCAGTTGTTTTAACTACTTCAGATGTTGCAGAGGGAACGGCTTTATACTTTACAAACACAAGAGCGCAAAACGCAATCACTCTTACAACAAGTGGAACGAGTGGTGCGTCAACATATAGTGGAGGTACTCTAAACATCCCTAACTATTCATTAAGCGGTTTGGGTGGAGTTCCTACAACAAGAACTTTAACTATAAATGGAACGACATTTGATTTGAGTGCGGATCGCACTTTTTCAGTAGGCACGGTGACAAGTGTAGCATTAAGTGTGCCAACGGGGTTAAGTGTGAGTGGCTCACCTATTACAACAAGTGGCACTCTTGCTATAAGTTTAGCGAGTGGATATAGCATCCCTACAACAACATCCCAAACAAATTGGGATGCTGCATATAATGATAAGATTAATAGTGCTGCGGTAACGGGTACTACTACTAAAACCCTAACCCTCACTCAACAAGATGGTGGCACTATCACTGCCTCTTGGACTGATGATAATACAGATGCAGTAACAAGTGTGTTTGGAAGGACTGGTGCGGTGGTTGCGACAAGTGGTGACTATAATACATCACAAGTAACTGAGAATGTGGCAAACTTATACTACACCGATGCAAGAGCAAGGGCGGCTATAAGTTTAACCACAACGGGGTCGAGTGGCTCTGCAACGTATAATAGCACAACGGGTGTGCTTAACGTACCAACATACACGGCAAGTGGGTTGGGAGCAGTTCCTACAAGTCGCACAATCACCATCAATGATGTGGTGTTTGATTTGTCGGCAAATAGATCGTGGAGTGTGGGTGATTACGGAACTTGGTAATACGCATAGAGTTAAAATAAGATAATACAAGATATATGGCAAATACATTAAGATTTAAAAGGGGTTTAGCGAGTGGGATTCCTACGGCATTAGCTGGTGAGCCACTATTCACAACCGACACCTTTGATTTATACATAGGAAACGGAACGACAAACACTCGCTTTCAGAAGTACATTGCTTCGGGTGCGACTACGCAGATTCTTAGAGGTGATGGTAGCTTATATACATTCCCTTTGGCTATTAGTTCTCCTTCCAATGGTCAAGTGCTAAAGTACAACGGCACATCTTGGGTGAACGATAGTGATGCTGGGATTACGGGTAGTGGTTCTGCTGGTCAAGTTGCCTACTTCACTGGTGCGACAACACAAGGTGGGAATAATGCATTATTTTGGGATACAACGAATTTGAGGTTGGGGATTGGTACTAATACACCGAACTCTAAACTTGAAGTTTATTCTGCTACTGGATATAATTTTATAAGAAGTGTTGGTCTTTTAGGTTCATACTTTGAATCGTATTCTACTACTGGTGTAAGAAGTGGCTCATTTGGAAGTGAGGCAAATGGTGATACTTATGCTGGTTCAAGAAGCAATAATCCTTTTATACTTATATCTAATGCAACTGAACGTGCAAGAATATTCGCCACTGGCAACTTCGGTATCGGCACTGGTGCGAGTGATTCGGGGCAGTTACTACAAGTGACGGGGACAATGAAGGTGACGGGTGCGAGTACGATAGGAGGAATTTTAACTGTGTCTGTCAATGGTTCAACAATAGGTACAAATGGTGCTGGTGGTTATGGTCTTATCGTAAATTCTTCAAGTGGTGGTAACGCTATAAAATTAATTGGTAGGAACAACTCACCTAACGATGAAGCGTTTTTAGAATTCTTCAAATATGATGGCACTACAAGACAAGGTTATGTTGCAATGGTAGCAAATGCTATGCTTTTTGCATCTAACAACACCTTAAATATGACACTTGACGCATCTGGCAATCTCGGTCTGGGTGTGACCCCGAGTGCGTGGTTTACTGCAAACAGTTTAAGGGCATTACAAACAACTAATGGTGCTACTCTTGTAGGTGCTTTACTTGGTGGCGAGTTTGCAACTGTAATAAGTAATAACTGGTTTGCAAATTCATCTGGTGCTAATGCGTATATTGCTAATGGTGTTGCTACACAATATGTACAAATAAGCGGTCAACATAGATGGTTAAATGCTGCAAGTGGCACTGCTGGAAACGCTATCACCTTCACCCAAGCAATGACACTTGATGCGAGTGGGAATTTAGGTGTGGGGGTAACAAATGCAGACCCATTCAGTCGTGGATATACAAGGATGCTTGGGTTGTCAACAACAACTTCAAGTGGTTCAACTGCTATACAATTAAATGGAGGTAGTGGTGGATATGCTCAAATAGATTTTGGTGCTGGTGGTACAAGAACTGCTGGTATAAGTGGTTCTGCAAACGAAACACAATGGGGTAGTTTAACTGCAATCCCAGCAATTATATACACAAACTCTTCCGAAAAAATGCGTATCACAAGTGGTGGTAACACCATCCTTGCTTATAGTGGTAGCGATAGCGGAGAGAAGCTACAAGTCAACGGCACTGCGAAGATAACGGGGGCGAGTACGTTTGGGGCAAGTATTATTGCAAGTGGTTTAATAAGTTCTGCTACTGAATTTAGATTAAACAACCAAGCGTTTTCGAAAATTGCTATACTTGATGCTGGAGGTGGATTTGCTGGTGGTTATAATTTCAATTTAAGCGGAAGTACTCCTCAACATAGTTTAACGGGTGCTATATCGGGTGTTTATTACGGAAGTGGAGGTACTATAAATTTCTATACTGGTACATCACAAACTGCTGGTACAACTGCTACTTCAAGAATGAGCCTTGACGCATCTGGAAATCTATATGTTGACACCAACACATTGTTCGTTGATGCGACTAATAATAGGGTGGGTGTTTTGACTACTACACCATCAGAGCCTTTACACGTTGCTGGGAATATGCTCATTAGTGGTGCTAACTCTTTCAAGATGCGTAACCTTGCTGGTACGGATGTGAATGTGATTAGAGCAGTAAGTGGAGGTACAAGTGTCCTAAGCACTGCAACTCTTGGAAACAACATTGCAATAGGTACACAATCTGCTCACGACTTTTTACTATGCTCAAGTGATACTGAAAGAATAAGATTATCAAGTTCTGGATGGTTCTCACATACAAATGCAACAAATCCTTCTGCATCTGTAACCGATTCTTATGTGCAATACTCTGCTGACGTAACTGCTGGTAACGCTGCTCCTCACTTTAGAACGGAGAATGGTGCGGTGATTAAACTATATCAAGAAACAACTGCGGTAGGTAACTCTACAATAAGTGTTGGAGGTGGCAATGCGGTGCTTGATGACACAGAGTTTGGTGGATACACACTTAGACAAGTTGTAAAAGCATTACAGAATCAAGGTATATTAGCTTAATAAATAAAAAAACAAAACAAAATGGGAGTAAACATTCAACCAGTTAGTATCTGGGCAAACGGACAAAGCAAGAACGCATCTGAACTTGATGCAAGGATTATTTATGATGATTTGGCAACAAGTGCTACGTTCTACTATGAACTAAAAGAAGCCATCGTACACGATGAAGAAGGTGCATCAAGTGGTGGTGCGGTTCTATCGGTAGGGAACGTGGCGATGGATGGTCAAGATTACATTGATTGGGATAATTCAAATGAACAAGCCTATGCTTATATCGCTGGGAAGTTAAATTTGGTAATTATCTAAATATTTTATATAACTTTACAATAAATTTAAAACTATGGACATTAAAGAACTCAAGGCTCAAGCCTACGATCTACTCGCACAAATGGAGTACATCCAAAAGCAATTAGCAGAAACAAATCAGAAAATCGCTGAACTTATGCAGAAGGATGCTGAACAAACTGCACAATAAAATCCCCATACAAGTCCTTAATGAGTTAGGTGATGTGATGAAGCAATTTGGCATCACCAACTCGTTTAGGCTTACTCACTTTCTTGCTCAAGTGGCTCACGAGAGTGGGAACTTTCGATGGGTGAGGGAAAACCTCAATTATAGTGCTGAAGGATTATTAAAAGTGTTTCCAAAATACTTCGATAAAAATACTGCTCCACTTTATGCTCGTAAGCCTGAGCAAATCGCCAACATAGTGTACGAGTCAAGGATGGGCAATGGCAACCGCAACACTGGGGATGGTTGGCGGTTTCGTGGCAGAGGCTATGTGCAACTTACTGGTCGCACCAACTACAAAGCATTTTCCGACCATATTGGTGACATCAACATAATGGTCAACCCTGATCTTATTGCAACAAAATACCCTCTCACATCAGCCGCTTGGTTCTTTGAAAAGAGAGGACTATGGGCAATTTGCGATGAGGGTGTAGACCAAAATATAGTCAAGAAAGTTACCTTAAAAGTGAACGGAGGTTACAATGGCATCGCAGACCGCCTCTCCAAAACCAATGTCCTATTTAATATATTAGTATGAGATATTTAATGATTTTAGCATTACTTACGTCTTGCGTAACTACTAAACGGATTGAAAGGTATTTAGAAAAAAACCCTCAAGAGATTGAGAAAGTTTTTATTACCAATGATGTCCACGATACAACACTAATTGTCAAGGATTCCTTGACAGTTGAACGAATTACCGACTCATTCTACACTTGGTTTGCTGATACGCATTACATAGATAGAGTGCGCATAAAGAAGGTATTAGAGCCTTGCAAGGATAGTATCATTATAGTATCAAAGCAGATATATACGGATAGGTACAAGAAAGTTTATGAGGCTGCAAAGAAGAACATCGAGGCAAATGATAAGATGCTTAAATGGTGGAGGAAAGGGGCATTGCTAACTTGGGCGTGGATAATACTTATTTGTGGTGTGATTTATATCATCAAACGTAGATGAAAAAAAGCGACATAGTTAAGGAGTATTTGGCGTTATACCCAACAATGAAAGGGTTGACTCTTGCTAAGAAGATTTACGAAGAAAATAAAGAATTATTTGATCACGTTGAGAATGCGAGAAAACTAATTAACTACTATCGTGGATTGTCTGGTTATGGAGATAGAAAAAAGCTAAAGAATAGAACATACCAAGTTGCTCCAAATTACGACACAACAAAAACCAAAATGGAGAAAATCCAAACAAGTGCGAAAGTCCTTATCCTCGACATTGAGACCGCACCCATTAGTGCTTACGTTTGGGGGATTTGGAATCAGAACGTGGGAACGCATCAGATTAAGAGTGACTGGTTCTGCTTGACGTGGGCAGCAAAGTGGTTGTTTGAAGATAAGGTGTATAGTGCCAAACTAAAACCTGATGAGGTAGCCAACCAAGATGACAAGAGGATAATAGAGGGGATTTGGAAGTTAGTAAATGAGGCTGATATTGTCATAGCACATAACGCAGTCAAGTTTGACATCCCTCGACTTAATTCAAGATTCATCATAAATGACTTATGTCCTCCGCTTCCGTATCAAATTATCGATACTTTGACTCATATTCGTAGGCAGTTTGGGTTTACGTCTAATAAACTTGACTATGTTAACAAGTTATTGAACCTGGAGCGCAAGAAAGAAACATCATTTGAGTTGTGGGATAATTGTATGAAAGGGGATAGGAAGGCACTCAAAGAGATGGAGGAGTATAACGTGCAAGATGTACGCATACTTGAAGAGACTTATTTGCAAATTAGACCTTGGATCAAGCCACATCCAAATATGGGGTTATTCATATTGGATGAAACCGAGCATAGATGCCCTTCTTGTGGGTCAAATGAACTTGAGGCACAAGGCAAATGTTATAACACGAGTGCTAACATTTACGAGTTATTTAGATGTGGGAATTGTTCAAGTATATCAAGGAAAAGACTTGGTGCTGCTACAATAAAACAAAAGCGACATCTTCTAATACCTACCGCCAAATGAGGAGGATAAAAGTATTATATACCAAACTTGGTAAGCAAAAGGCTTGGGGATTGGCTCATTCGGATGAGTTGATTGAGATTGACATTCGGCTCAAGGGTCGGAAGTCGCTTGAGATACTTCTACACGAACTATGTCACATACTTGCGCCAGAAGATAGTGAGGAGGAGGTGATACGCAAGAGTGTGATCCTCACCAAAACCTTATGGCACGAGGGATATAGGCGAATAGATAACACGGAAGATATACCATTGCAGAATGGTGAACATTGATAAAGTATTCATTACTGATATAAATATCAGCAATTCATATTTGTTTTAAATACGGTATGGTCAAATTACGCCCTTGGTTTCTACCAGGGGCTTTCTATTATGACCGAAGGGAATAATATGCGAAGCAGTGGCTTTAACATATTATTATGGAAAATATATAAGAATTGATAAAAAAAGATTTGGTAGTTATAAAAAATGCCTTAATTTAGCTTTTAAATAAAACAAAATACAATGAACACACAAACTAAAAAATCAGCAAATGGCAGCACTTACCAAGTATCAACATCTTTTAAAATTGGAAACAAGGTAGCGGTACACAATAAAATTACTGGTGAAATTTCTTACACTGGTTTTATTAAATACTACTCAAATAAAGGTAAGCATACTGGACACATTGCTACAATAGTAACAGATAAAGGTAATATTCAAAATACATTAGGAAGCGCATTAGTAATTAACTAAACTAAACAAGGGGCGCAGCATCCTAACAACTGCAATATTTTTAAACACTAATACTACACACAATGAACACTTACTACGCAACAATTGAACAAGCAGAAGAAATTAAAGGCGAAACAACAAAATGCAAATGTGCTTGTGGCGAATCATATGCCATCTTAGCAAGTTATGACACGCAAATAATTATTTGTGATGATTGCTACGAAAATTCTTCTAATCGTGAAAAATACATTTAATATGAACCAGTACGAAAAAGATTGCCTCACGAAAAACCAATCCTACATTGCGATCACGATTATTATTTTGGTTGCGCTATTCCTTCACAATTTTATTTAATATTTATGACTAAAGAAAAACTAAGGGCATTAAGGCGAAGTTTGGACATCACGCAAGATGAGTTGGCAAAGATGAGTGGTGTGTCATTGGCAACTGTGAATAGAGCAGAAAAAAGCGGTGATGTCCTACATAAGACAATGACCAAACTATTTAACACACTAAAGACTCATTATGATAGTTGCAATAATAATAGTAAGCATAATTACTTTATCGGTAATCTTCATTCCTCCTCAATGGGACTTGCCCAAGAGGGAGAGGAGGAAGCACACAAATACTAAGTTTATCATCCCAGCTGAGTTTTGGGTTGAATACAATGAAATGCTACAAGCAATAAATGATATGAATGAGGGTAGTGCAAAGATAGTGTTCTTTAGGCTCAACCAACTCAACGAGAAGTATTGTAGGTTATTTATGAACTACACCTACGATGAGAAAATGACTCAATTAATTGAGAAGTACAACGCAAAGATTAATTATTTTCATAACCGCAAAACCAATTAAAAATGGGACTAAATCAAAGTCAGAACAAAGGAGTGTTTTTAAGCATTACAAATGGTAAACTTGTGCGACAGTTTTCTGCGCCAACAGACAAATCAGTTAGCAGAGTCAACAAAATGGGTCGTGAAGTCCACGAGGAGTTCTACGATTCGCTTAGTGGATGGCTAATGGAAATCAAGACCAAAGAGTCTGAGTATGGCAAGTTTTGGGTCATCACCATCAAAGATGAGAATGTATATTACAACTTAGAGTGTAAGTACGATAGCGGTTATGCTATGTCATTTTTGAAAGCATTACCAAATGCTGATTTAACCGATGTAATCACCATTACTCCAAAGTTAGTAGTAGATGGTGATAAGAAACAATCTGTACTTTTCATTTCGCAAAATGGGAACGGACTCAAGCATTACTGGACTAAGGCTGATCCGAAAGAATTACCTGACTTGCAAAAGATAAAAGTAAAAGGTAAGGAGACCTGGGATTCTACCAATAGGTTAGAATATTTGGAAGATTATGTGAAATTATCTATCTTACCTAAGATTAAACCTACCCTCTCAGATGTAACCGAGGGAGAAGATACACCGTTTTAGTGTTTGGGTTGTATTCGGGGGTTGCGCAAGTGCGCATTTGGAGATAGATTCTCACCCCATCTTTTAACTAATTAATAATATTTTATGGAACTAAACGAAAACAGTTTAACATTTCATTTAAAAGAAAATTCAGAACTTACAGAAGTTATTAAAATAACAAAAGACGGCTTTTTTTATAGAGGAGAAAGAATTGATGACATATACAATGTATATGATAGGTTTAATGAATGGTTGTCTGGAGCAATGGTAGAAAATCCGAATTAAGAAAATAATTTTACTATTTCTCAATAAGATTGAGAAAATGTGTTTCATTAGTGTAGCATACGACCTAATGTGTCGACATTGGGGTCTTTTTTAAACTTAGTCAGGTGGCGGAAGGAGGGTGGTGTCCATCCTCGTGGTAGACGCAAGATGTTGGCGCATCTGTAAGTACATCATCATTCTATGTTTATTGATGTAAAAAAAGAATGATTTACAAATGTTGGTTCGAACCCAACCCTGACTGCAAAACTTTTTAACTATGAACAATTATACTATTGACTTGAACAAGAATCGCATCGAGTTTTTAGATTCACGTTTTTATGCCACACCATCAGGTGGCTATGTCCCATCAGTTACCACAATCTTAGAGTGCTTCCCAAAGGGCGCAGAGTTTTACAAATGGCTTAAAGAAATGGGAGGTGATGCCGACACCATTCGTGATGAAGCTGGTCGTAGAGGCTCTAACGTCCACGCATTGACCGAAAGGTATGATGAAGGTGAAGAGGTGTCTTATTTGGACGCTAATGGCTTCCCAGCTTACAAAAATTTAGAATGGTCAATGTTTGAAAGGTATGTCGATTTCTGCACTACCCACAAGCCAAGCATCGAGATGATGGAAGCGCACTTTATTAGTGAGAAGTTAGGATTTGCCGGAACTCTTGATCGTGTTATTACATTAAACGGCAAACGCATATTGCTTGACATCAAGACATCAAATAGTGTGCAAGATAGCTATTGGTTGCAATTATCCGCTTATTACGAGTTGCTGAGTGAGATTGCAACGGATGTCAAAAGCATTGATGAGGTAGGTATCTTATGGTTAAATGCCAAGACCCGTACAACTGGCAAAGGTGGTGCAATCCAAGGAGTAGGTTGGCAACTAATCACCAAGCCTATTAGTGAGGTTTTAAGCTATTGGACACTATTTCAAGCAACACACCAGCTATGGCTTTATATGAACGAGACAACCAAACCAAGACAATTATCTTACACTTTAAAACATAAGAAATGAGCCACGACTTCATCACCATCGACAACAAAGACACCGTAGTGTACCGCATTGCACATCTACTCCGCTCTCGCTCCGAGACTGGCATTCGTAAGTATGGGACAACTATGGATAGGACTGATTTAGAGGTTAAGCAATGGATTGACCACGCAATAGAAGAGAGTTTGGATCACGCATTGTATCTTATGAAACTAAAGGATGAATTAAATAAATAATTATGCCACAACAAACAGACAACCCAGTAGACGAAAATGGCTATCCTGTGTATGGTACATTTAGACAACCAACAAAACAACAAACAGCAGTAGAATGGTTAGTTGAACAAATGGAAAAAGATTCATATCAAATACTTTTTGGTAAACTTAATGCATCTATTGAAACAATTGAACAAGCAAAAGCAATGGAGAAGGAGCAGATAATAAAGGCGGCTTGTTATGAACCATTTTTAGGTGACTTTCCAAGAAAAGAAGGTGAGCATTATTACAATAAAATTTATACTAAATGAACAACAACTTAAAAGAAGCCTACGACACCATCATAAAAATGATAGATGAGAAAATGAATAGTACAAATATCAATGATTTGTATTATGTCAAAGGATTGTTAGATGCTCTTAAAATTATAAATGATAAGAAGTATGAATAAATTAATCGCCTGGACAATTATTGTCATTCTTTGCTTAGTAGTTTGGTTCTTCTTTTTTTATGGAATTATTAAATTCTTCCAAGAATGCAGTTGCGAGACTATCAAATAAAGTTGTCTGATAAGGCAACACAGATATTAAATGATTATGGCTTGGTTTACCTTGCTATGGAGGTAAGAACCGGAAAGACCCTAACCGCCTTTGTTACGGCACATAAGTTTGGTGCTAAGAGGGTGTTGTTTGTAACAAAGAAGAAAGCCATTGATGACATTATCGCTCAAGCTAAAAAGTTAGGGTTAGATTTAGAGATTTATGTCACAAATTATGAGCAGTTGCATAATGTCAACGAGGAGTTTGATTTGATTATTATCGATGAAGCGCATAGCATTGGAGCATTCCCCACACCATCACTTAGAGCAAAAGAATTAAAACGTATATGCAATGGAAAACCAATCATCTTCCTATCGGGGACGCCCACTCCCGAGAGCTTCTCTCAAATCTTCCATCAGACCTGGGTATCGTCTTTTAGTCCTTTTAAAGATTACAAAAATTTTTATGGGTGGGCAAAAGATTACGTTGACATACGCAAAAAATTTTTGTACGGTAAAACGATTAATGACTACTCATTTGCGAAGCGAGAACTTATTGAAGAAAAGACGAACCACCTATTCCTTGCCTTTACCCAAGAAGAAGCTGGGTTCAGGGAATTAGTTAAGGAGAATGTACTATACGTTAAAATGGAGGATAACACATACAAATTTGCAGAGCGGCTTAGAATTGATAAAGTTATCACCAACAAGGAAGGAAAGAGTGTTTTAGGTGATACTGCGGTAAAGCTAATGAACAAGCTACATCAGATTTATAGCGGATCGGTAATTATAGATGCGCCAGAGCGAGAGGGTAAGGTGTTTGATTATACCAAAGCAGAGTTCATCAAGCAATATTTCGCTGGGAAGAAAATCGCTATATTTTATAAATTCGCAGCCGAGCAAATGGCTATCAAATGGATAATGGGCAAATGCTATGAGGATCCTACCGAGTTTAATAATGCATCTGATGGGTGTTTTATATCGCAGATAGTAAGTGGTAGGGAAGGAGTGAATTTAAGCACGGCTGATGCTTTAGTGTTTTATAATATTGATTTTTCTGCAACATCTTATTGGCAAAGTAGAGCAAGGATACAAACTAAGGATAGAGTTAAGGAAGCGCAAATTTACTGGGTATTTTGTGAGGGAGGGATAGAAGATAAAATTTATAAAGCCGTAATGGATAAAAAAGACTATACTTTAGACTATTTTCGTAAAGATTTTAAACTTTAAACTATGCAACAACAACACTTGACTAAGAAACTCGATTGCACGATTAGCTACCTATCAAAGTATTTAGGATTACAAGATGACTCTTATGAGATTAGAGCAGATGTAGAGGATTTAAGATGCTTTTGGTATAGCGACTACTCAGCTAACCACAACCAAGCATATTTTGAGGTTGGTCACACAAGAACAGATTTCTTTGTAAATTTTCAAATACCTTTGGATGAACTCACCCAAGATGAGATTGCAATGTTAAGTGTTCGATGGGTGTGTTATACGGACAATGACACGTTGTATGGGTCAGTGCCATTCACAACCGACAACAACACAATACCTGAGGTTGAATTTGAAGTGCCAGTTTTTAATGGGTTAATAGCACCAACAGAATTAATATTTTTCGTTGACCAAGGATGGTTGCAAATAAAATAATATGAGGCACGGATCATTATTTAGCGGTATTGGTGGCTTTGACTTGGCTGCCGAATGGATGGGATGGGAAAACGTGTTTCATTGCGAGTGGAATAAATTTGGACAACAAGTATTAAAATATTACTGGCCTAAAGCAATAAGTTATGAGGACATCACTAAGACAGACTTCACTATTCACCGAGGAAACATTGACATCATCACTGGAGGATTCCCTTGCCAACCATACTCATCAGCTGGAAAGCGACTCGGCAAGGAAGATGAGAGACACCTCTGGCCAGAAATGCTTAGAGCAATTAGGGAAGTTCAGCCAAGTTGGGTCGTGGGCGAAAACGTACGCGGGCTTACTAATTGGAATGGAGGGATGGTATTCGATGAGGTGCAAGCTGAGTTGGAAGCTGAAGGCTACGAAGTCCTCCCGTTTTTACTTCCAGCTTGTGCCGTCAACGCACCCCACAGAAGAGACAGAATTTGGTTTATTGCCTACAGTAACCTGTATGGATTCAACGAATGCAACTGCAACAATGAAATCAAGTCAAGTAAAAGAAGGATCAATGCACTCGGTGACATTGACACGAGCAATGGCGATGGGAATGTTGCCGACACCAAGTTCATTCGATTACAACACGGCAGAAAAGCAGGACAAGTATTATCAGAGGAAAGAAATACAAAAACAAAAAGGTGTAAATCTTCATTATCCATTAAAACAAATGGCTATGGATATAAATCCAACTGGGAAAACTTCCCAACTGTCTCCCCAATTTGTACTGGAGATGATGGGCTTTCCAACCGATTGGACTCTATTACCTTTCCTAAATGGAGACAAGAGTCAATAAAGGCTGGTGGAAACGCAATAGTTCCACAAGTAGTACACCAAATATTTAAAGCAATAGAAGAATATGAAAGTTTAATTAATTAAAATTTAACGGCGAAAAACGCCGTCAAAACTTAAATTATGAAAGAATCACAACTCCAAACACAGATTAAAAACCGCCTAACCAAGCACGGATGGTTGGTGGTGAAGATTATCTCCTCATCAATGAATGGTATACCAGACCTAATGTGTATTCGCAAAGGTGTGGTGATATTTTTAGAGGTTAAGACCGATGTAGGTGTCGTTGCACCATTGCAAGAATATGTAATGAAGGTCTTAAATAGCCATCAAGTACATAGCAGAGTAGTAAGATCAGTAGAAGATGTAGATGTTTATTGTCATAAAACTTATTAAATGAGCATAAAAGATAAATACTCTGTTAAATCAATAGAAACTTATCTAACTAAAGATTGGCTATTACATAAGCATTATGCTAAAAGGATGTGCAGTATATCTTATGCCTTTGGTTTATTTAAAGACAATATTATGGAAGGAGTTTGCACATTTGGAAGTCCACCATCGAGAGCATTGTGTGTTGGTTTATGTGGTGAAGAATTTGCTTTATCAGTATTAGAATTAAATAGGTTATGTGTTAATGATAATTTAGAAAAAAATACATTAAGTTTTTTTGTATCTAATTCTATAAAACTATTACCAGATAATTTAATATTGGTCAGCTACGCTGATACATCACAAGGTCATAATGGTTATATATATCAAGCTACTAATTGGATTTATACTGGTTTAAGTGCTAAACGTACAGAAAGATATGATATCAATAATCCTAATAAACATTCTAAAAGTATAACAGAAAATAAAAATTATAATTATAATGATTTAGCGGTAAGAAATAGACCACAAAAGCACAGATATGTATATTTTACTGGTAAAAAAAATATAGCATTAAAACATTTAAGATATAAAATAGAGCCATATCCAAAAGGCATAAATAAAAGATATGATTCATCATTTATACCTACTACACAAATAGAATTATTTTAATTATGCTTGAACTTATAAGAGAATTAGACTATGCTGGGGTTAAGGTACTTCCCATTAAATACACCGATGGGCGCATATATCATATTTATGAGTACAATACAAAATTCGAGAACGGATTAAATGATGATGAGCATCAAGAGTGGATTAATAAAGGGTTTAGTAATGGTATAGCGGTGCTAATGAGCAAAGCCAACCCCAATCTTAAATGTTTAGATTTTGATGAGAAGAATGCCATTGGGCGCAATGTGTTTATGGGTTGGAAGGCTTTGATTGATCCCATCATTTATAGTAAGCTTGTGATTGAGCGCACTCGTAGTAATGGCTACCACGTTTATTTTTTGTGCAATGACAAGTGTGATGTCCACGGCATAGCTTATAATGATGAGGGTAGGGAAGTGATTGGGTTGCGTGGTGATAATTTCAATGGTATTACTTATTGCTCTCCTACGCCAAAGTATCAATTTATTCAACGTAGTTTGCTTGAGTTAGAGACGCTTGACTTTGATGAGATGATGCAACTTATAGATTGTGGTTACCAGTTCAACACATATAAGGGTAATGCGATTACATCAAGCGGAGGAGTGAAGCAACGCTCAATTGCTAAGTTCCCTCAGCCTCCAATAAAATACAAACAAGTAATGGACATATTTGATGAGAAGGTCGATGAGATGTTCATACCTAATTACCTTGAGACACTTGGTTGGTCGCTTAATGGTAGAAAGCTTGGCAATGGTAAGGATTATGGTAAGTTTATTGAATTGTATCGACCTGGGAAAGGTGAAGATGAGCGCAATGTGAGATCGGCATCATATTATTATGATAGCAAGAGGTTGAGCGTTTATACCGACTCCATTGGAGTAAAGTTGCCATCCATCAATAATAGCGAAGGACTCGCATCGTGGCTATCACCTTATCAGGTTCTTTTTTATCTAAATGATAGGAACTGGGATGAGACATCACGAGTAGTGGTTGATTTGTGTGGGCAGATGGGCATTGAACTCCCAGAGCGAGTCCCAATGGTATCATCTGTAATAGGTAGAGGTGCTGCAATATCGTGGAGGCTTGAGATTCGTGGCATCCAACTATGGGCGATTGAGAGTGGGTTTATGATGATGAAAATGTCCATCGATGATGATGCGCCATCTCGTTTGATTAGGGTAGTAGAAAATGTAATCTACGACATAGACGAAAGCGACATCCAACGTGCCTTTGTTGAGTTTGTAATGGTTGAGTATATGGAGGCTGATGCGCAAAGGTTGTTAATTGCCTTTTTGCCAAGGTTGATGTCGTATTTGACCATTCTACCTCAATTTGATGGCAACATTCTTAGAGATGCCTCGGATTGTAGTTATTTGTTATTTAATAATGGGGTATTGAAGGTTACTGGTAGTGAGGTGGAGTTGATTAAGTACAATGAACTTGATAGTTATGTTTTCGTAAGGGATATAAAGCCTTTCGATTATAAACCCAACAATGACGCTGGGTCGTTTGTCCAGTTCATCAATATGATCTCGCTTGACGAAGGTCATAAGAAATTTTTAATGAGTGCGTTTGGTTACATATTGCACAACTTTAAGCGCAAGAGTTTCGCCAAAGCGGTGATGATAATTGAGGATGTAGATGACCAAGAGGAAGCAAGAGGTAGGTCGGGGAAGGGACTACTTGGGCAATTCATCAAATGGATAAGGCAAACCATCGAGCAAGATGGTAGGAATTACAAGACCGACTCCCAGTTCAAGATGCAACGCATCTCACCTTGGACACAAGTGTTTTATTTGAACGATCCGCAAAAGGGACTCCCTATCCAACAGTTCTATAACTACATCACTGATGATTTTCTCATCGAGAATAAGGGTAAAAAGTCCTACACCATACCTTTTAATAAGAGTCCAAAGGTGTTTATTACCACTAACTTTTTGCCGAGTTTGGAAAGCGATTCGGATAAAGATAGGTTCATCGTTGTCCCTATTAAGAAGGTGTTTAGTTCAGTTTATAGGCTCAAAGATGCGTTTAATGGGCAAGATTTTTTTAGTGAAGAATGGGATTATTATGAAAAGATGAGTGCTATAAACTTTGCAATTGAGTGTTTGCAAGTGTATTTGAGAGAGGGAGTGGTGGAGTATCAAAACGCCAAAATGGATGATAATAAGGCTAAGAGATTGTTGCAAGATCAAGTGCCAGAGTTCATAATTGAGGTGCTTGAGCAAGGAATTAGTACCTACAAACTCGCTAAAAACCACCTTGAATTTGAGGAAATGATGCAACCATATGATCAATTGCAACACGATAAGGATAGTTTAATTGGTTGTTTTGAATGGGAATCAGGTGGCTTAAATGTTTACAATTCTCATTTATTGAGATACTGTATAAAGGCTTTTAAAGTCAAAATGTTGGACAAATATTTTAGTCGGAAGGTCAAAACATATTGCGATATTAACCAATTTGAGGTGTCTCAAAAGAGGTCGGTGAAGCACGGAAGATTTATTTTTATCCACAATTTAGATAGCCATCAAAATAAAAAGTTGATGGCAAGTGATGGCTTTTTGATGGCAAATGATGGCAAGTTGATGGCAAGTGGGTATGAACCTATTATAAAAAATGATGATATGTTCTAAAAATATGCCGAAAAATAGCCAACACGACCATCAAAAGCCATCAAGTGAAAAAGTTTATTGGCTATCGCTCTTTATTGATTATCAATGCGTTAGGAGGTGTATGCCAATAAAACCATCAAATTTCTTAAATTATAATAATAATAATAATATATATATATACATATATATAGGGTAGAAGTGGGATTTTTGATGGCTTTGATGGCTCGGTTTCCACAATTTGGTGTTATGGGTAAAAATCTTGAGATTTCTTAGGTGATAAAATGACAAACTATAAAACTAAAAAAAATGAACTTAGATCAGTTGATGGACATTGTTGCAAGTGTTAGTGGACAAAGCAAGGAGAAGATAATGGGGAAGGATAGGTATAGGAAACTGGTGTTACCAAGATATATATTTTCTTATGTTGCCAGAGTAAAGCTTAAAGAGACATTTATAGATATTGCTCATTATCTTGATGCTCATCATTCAACGATTATTTATTCGGTTGATAAGATTGCATCTTACATTGAGATAGGTGATGAGTTGACAATAGAATTATATAAAGGTGTAAAGGAGGCGGTAGCTAAGTACACCAATGAGCCTATAAGAGTGATGCTTACGTTTGATGATGAGTCAAGAGTCAACGAGGCAATACTTGATATAGTAAATAAATGGGAATGTAGAGCCGAGAAGTTATAAACAAGCATTGTGGAAAGTGGTAGTTTGTGTATTGATTATAGCTTAACTTTATATGGTGGCAAAAAAAGGATTTTATCTCAAGAATAACCCAAAAGAAAATTGCTTATACCTCAATGTGTTTGTAAGTGATTTTAAGGCGTTTTTAGACACTATTCCACAAAGTAATGGTTGGGTACGTCTAAGGATATTTGAGAGGAATGTAGAGGACGAGAAGGGGCATACGCACAATATGGAGTTCGTGGTTAATCCAAAGCATATAATTGATAGTCAAGAATCTTAAAACTGAATATTCAGCAAAAATCATATGAAGGACGAAGCACTGGAAAAGCTGATAAAGAAACGTAGTCCAAACCTTGGAGGCGCAAGACCTGGAGCGGGACGTACGCGCAAGATGGAGGAGTACGAACTAATTGAGAAGCTATCGCCGATGGCTACTGTTGCATTTGAGAAGCTTAAAGAATTGATTGCCAAGGGTGATGTAAAGGCTTTACAAATCTTTATGTCGTACTATGTTGGGTTGCCAACCCAAAAGATTGAGAGCAAGATCGAGGGCAACCTCAATCAAGTAAGTGTCGAAGTGGTGAAGCCACAAATGGAAAAGGTCGCATAATGATAGGGTGGGGGAGGACTTGATAATGAGTGAGTTGTGTGTGAGTTGTGTGTGAGTTAGGTGTCTACTTAACATAATGTTAATTATAGGGCGAAGTAACCTATTATCCGACTACTCAAAGGAGTAGCCATACGATGAGGGGGGTACTTTAGGAAATCGAAAGGGGGTCGGGTTTATATTCCCCCCATTTTTGATACCACCAAAACCAAAAATGAAACAAAATTTCACCATATACGATGACCCCCTATTTTGACCACACCTTTTAAACGTAAAAACCGATATAGAATTTTTTTTTATACTTGAAAATGGATGCACGACTACAAACTAACAAGGTCTTTGAATTACTGAGTGATAGCGACAAGCGAATAACCGTGATGCAAGGCGGATCACGTTCTGGCAAGACTTACAACATCCTAATTTGGTTTGTTGTGAAGTTATTGCAAGAAAATGGCAAGACGTTAACGATAGTTAGGCAATCTCTCCCATCGATTAAGGGTACTGTTTTAAGGGATTTTATTGATATCCTTTCAAGGCTTGGCATTTATAGTGAGGACAATCACAACAAGACCGATCAAATTTATTCCCTTAATGGGAACATTATCGAGTTTGTTAGTGCTGACCAGCCACAAAAGATAAGGGGTAGGGCGAGAAATTATTTGTTTTGCAATGAGGCTAACGAATTGACGTATGAGGCTTGGATGCAGTTGATAATGAGAACGGAGGGCAAGATTGTTATTGATTACAACCCTTCTGACTTATCATCTTGGATTTATGACTCCGTCATACCTCGTGATGATGCTGACTTTCATATTACGACTTTTCGTGATAATCCGTTCCTTCCAAAAGAACTTATTCTTGAATTGGAGAGAATGAAGGATGCCGACCCGAATTACTGGCAAATCTATGGCTTGGGTGAGCGTGGACTCTCACAAGATTTAATTTATTCGCATTGGAAAACAACGGAGAATATGCCAGAGGAAGGTGAGGTAGTTTATGGATTGGACTTTGGTTTTAACGTGCCTACTGCCTTGGTGAAGGTGGTCTTTGTTGAAAATGCTGCTTATTGTAAGGAATTAATCTACGAGGCGAAGTTGACAACGAATGACCTTATTGATAAACTAAAGGGATTAGGACTAAACAATCACGATGAGATTTATTGTGATGCGGCAGAGCCTAAAACAATTGAGGAGTTGGTGAGAAATGGCTTTAACGCAAAATCAGCCAATAAAGATGTGACCGAGGGGATAAGAACGGTGAAAGGTACTCCATTGATAATTGAACACGAATCGTTAAATTTGTTAAAAGAGTTAAAGAATTATCGGTGGAAAACGGATAGGAATGGAAATAAGCTTGATGCACCAGTAAAATTCAATGATCATATCGCAGATGCGATGAGATATGCTATATTCAGTAAATTAACCATTCCAAGTGTGACTTGGGGTGTAATATAAAAAAGAATGGGTTTATTTGATGTTTTTAAAAGGCAGAAAGGCTTAGACCCTTTGCAAAATATTAGCAATAATGCATTGAAGCAGATTAATGGTGCGGTGCTTCAAAATTATCAGTCAAAAAGTTACGTTGATGAGGGGTACTTAGGCAATGCCGATGTGTATTCTATTGTCAGTTTCCTTGCGAGGAAAGCGGCAAGTGTACCTTGGTACGTTTATAAGTTGAATAAAGGTGAGAAGGCAAAAACTTCTCTACTTCGTTATAAGCAACTAAGCAAAGGCTTGGCGAATAAGGGTGCCTTTGAGAGAGCGATGATTGAACGCAAAAATGCTTACTCGGACAATATTGTGATGGATAGCGATTTGGCTAAGCTTCTTGAGAACCCAAACCAGTACCAAGCGCAAGACCAATTCTTAGAAAATTTATTCGGCTATCGCATCTTATCTGGTGAAGGTAACATATACGGCAACAATGGTAACATACAAGGTGGTAAGTTTCTCGAACTTAATGTTCTTCCAACCCAATTCCTCGACATCTACCCTGACCCACGGGACTTATATGGTTTATTGGGTTATAAATTAATGGTTTCACAAAGTATCGACATACCAAAGAATCAGGTTTGTGCTTGGAAAAGTTGGAATCCAGATTTCAATGATGTTACTCGTTCACATATGAGGGGTTTATCTCCTCTTAGAGCATCATATTCTACCCTAAGAATGAGTAATAATGCTCACGATGCAAGTGCTGCTATGACTGGCAATGGTGGGGCAAAAGGTGCGATTGTCCCTAAGCCAATTGGTACAAACGTGGCTCAATTTACAATTGAACAAGCAAATATCATCAAAAGAGCGGTGAACGATGATTTAAATGGTATAGATAACAAGGGTGCGATAAGGGTGTTGCAAACACCTTGGGACTACCTTAATTTCGGACTATCATCGGTTGATATGGAGTTGATGGGTACGTTAAAGATGTCATTGCAACAATGGTGTCGTGTGTTTGGATTGCCTCAAGTATTATTCGACACCGATACAACGTCTTACAACAACTATCAAAATGCTTTAAGGGATATGATGACTAACACTATCATTCCACTTTGTAGCACTTTGAGAGATGAGTTAAATAGATGGTTGTTGCCTCTATATGGTGAGGATGTATATATTGACTTTGATATTACATCAATACCAGAGATGCAACAAGATATGGAGCGAATGACTCGTGTGTTGCGTGATGCGAACTGGCTAACAATGGATGAGAAGCGAGTGGCAATGAACTACGAGCCTAAGTTTGGTGCGTATGAGTATTCATATGTTAACCAAGGTTTGGTGGTGTTAGATCAAGTAGCAATGGACTTAACTTACGATGACACAAACGGAAGTGATACTATGGACTCAAGTGATGGCACAATATCCCAAGACATTGAGCGAGAGGAATTGTCAAGTGGAGCGAGAGATGATGAACAAGGTTCGTAGGTCATTATTTGAGAAATTAAAAGAAGAATATGAACGCAAAGCAGCGAGAGACATATTGGCTCAAAGTGGAGCGGTTGAGGAGGGAAATTGAGGCTAAATACTTTAACAAACTAAAAGATAGCATTTATAAGCAGTTTGTGAAGTTTGCTGGTGATGTGAATAGATATGGTGTGAGTGGTGCGAGGAGTAGGTTGGGATTGGATGTGTGGGATAAGGAGATAACAAGGCTCTTTGAACAAATGTATAAGGAAACTGTGGTAACTTTTGGTAATGCCACTTATCGAGTCCTAAAGATTGAGGCAAATCGTAAAGCTGACACTTTTGGATTTAATAAGGAGTGGACAACTGCGGTGATTGAATTTTTATTTCAACAAGGGTTTACTTTAGTTGCCGACATTACATCTACTACAAAAAAGAAGATGAATGATATAGTGACTAAGGGTATAAACGAAGGGTTGAGCATTGAGGAGATTGTAAGATTACTAAAGAGCGATGAGCAGTTAAATTACTCAGCTTTTAGGGCAAGGAGGATAGCAAGAACCGAGGTAATGAGAGCAAGTAACATAGGTGCGATGAAAGGAGCGGAGGCACACGATTTTGAGGTGGATAAGCAATGGATATCGGCTCGTGATAGTAGAACGAGGAGAATCCCAGAGGACACTTTTGATCACGTTTCGTTGGATGGTGTGATAGTGGGATATGATGAACCATTTACATCGGTGGGTAAGGAAGGGCAACAAGTTAGTGCAATGCAACCTGGAGACATTACTGCACCAGCTGGGTTTACAATCAACTGCCGATGTGCGATTGGTTTTATACCAAAACTTGATAGGAATGGGAGATTAATTTTAAAACCAAGGCTTGATGCCGCAACAATAGAGTAAGTATGCCAGTAATATATTGTGAAAGTAATGGTAAGTACAAAATAGGTGAAAATGGTGAATGTATCTATACTACAAGGGAGAATGCCGAATCGGCTTATAGGGCTTATTTGGCAGAGGAGGGAAAGAAGGAAGAGACAATTAAAAACGATAATACAACGAATAAAAATATGATATACAATTACAAATCTTTTGGGTTAGAAGTAAAAGATGTTGATGCGAAAAGTGGGGTAGTAAGTGGTTACTTCTCTGCCTTTGGTATGGTGGATAGTGATGGTGACATTATGATGCCAGGAGCATTTAAGCGTTCTATCCAAGATTGGGGAGTTGATGGTAAGCAAAGGATTAAGCACTTACTAAACCACGACCCATCTAAACCTTTAGGTAAGTTGTTGAGTCTAAAAGAAGATAGCTACGGACTCTATTACGAGTCCAAGGTTGGCACACACCAACTTGGTAAGGACTTTATTAAGATGGTGGAGTCTGGACTCATTGGTGAGCATTCTATTGGCTTTAGGACACTAAGAGAGCAAAAGAGTGGTGAGGCTAATGAGATACACGAGGTGATGCTCTTTGAAGGATCAAGTTTAACTGCTTGGGGTGCAAATGAGAACACACCACTATTAGGATTGAAAAATATGGGTAACGTAGAACAAGTTAAGGATCAAATCAAAGCATTCGAGAAGTTTATTCGTGATAGTGATGTCACAGATGAGACAATCGACCTATGCTTAATAAAAGTAAAACAACTCGCACAAGCAATAGAGATGATGAGTAGCACTGCTCCAGTCATTGCGACAGAGCCGCAGCAAAAAGAAGCTGAATTGCCAGTGGGTTCATTTATATCAATAATTAATAAAATCTAAAAAATGAGCGATTTAAAAGCATTCGAATCTGCCCTCGAATCAAAATTGGCAGAACAAAAAGCTGAGGTTGCAAGTGTAACCGAGAAGGCTGCAAAGGCATTTGACTCTAAGGTAGAGCAAATCAACGAGCAAATGGAGAAGTCTAACAAGACTCTTGCTGAAGCATTGACTGAAGTGAAAGAAGCTAAGGCTGCTTTCGGTAAGTTGAGCGCAAACGCTGAGAGAAAAGTTGCTAAGTCTTACTCTGAGCATATCCACAACATCAAAGCTGAGATTGGTAATGCAATCGAGAAAGGTTACAACGAAATCAAAGCTGCGGTTCGTAACAATGGTAAGGGGTTCTCTGCTGACATTGATTTGAAAGCAGTTGGCACAATGTTGTTGTCAAGCAACTTGACTGGTGATGCTTACGTTTCTTACGTTGATAACCCAGCGTTGCGTTCTTTCGTTAACCCACACCTTAGAAGTGTGTTCAATATCATCCCAGTATCAACTGGTTCTGTGTCTTTCCCTCGTGGTAACACTCCAGTTGGTGAAGGTTCTTTCGGTAAGCAAACTGAAGGTTCTGCAAAGCCACAAGTTGATTACGATGTAACAGTTGTAAACACTGCGTTGTCTTTCATCGCCGGTTATGCTAAGGTATCTCGTCAAATGATTGATGATTTGCCATTCTTACAAGCATACCTTCAGCAGTCATTGATTGAAGATTTCCAAAAGGCTGAAGATACTTATTATCTTAACGCTATCGCATCTTCTGCAACTGCTGGTTCTTCTTCTGGTGCTAACACCGCTGAGAAGTTCATTGACTATGTTGCTCAGTTGGGTGCATTGAACTGGACTCCAAACCTTGCGTTGACTACTCACGCTGGTTGGGCAGCTATGTTGAAAACCAAGCCAAGTGACTATTCACTTCCTGGTGGAATGGTTATCGACAACAATGGTAACGTAAGAATCGTTGGTGTACCAGTTATACCTCACTCTTTGGTTACTGCTTCTAAGATTTACGTTATGGACACTACTAAGTTCGCTATTGCACAGCAAAGCGGTCTTGCAGTTCGTTCTACCGAGTTCGATCAAGATGATTTCATCAAGAACCTTATCACTTTCAGAGCAGAGGCTCGTTGCGAACTATTGCAGTTCCAACCTTCAGCGGCGATATTTGGAGCAATCTAAATATTATAAATATAGGGGAGGGAGTTTTCTCTCCCCTTATTTTAACTTATGAAAGTTAGACTACTTACTACCGAAGGCTCACCGACACTAAATGGCGCATTGTGTGAGATAGAAAAATTAGGAATAGAAGCAAAGGTTGTGTATGCTGAAAAGCATCAAAACCCAAAGACATCATTTAACATCTCTATAAGTAATATTTGCAAGGAGATTGATGATGTTTTGTATTTTTTTGAGGATGACGTTGAGATAAGAGAGAACGAGCATTTTATAGATGCTTTAAGACAACTCCCTGATGATTGGGAGATTTGCTATTTAGGTGCAAACCTTGTAGCACCTATTGAGAAATATAGTGATAATTTATATAGGACTTTTGGTTGTTGGACTACACACGCAGTAATATTCAATAATCCAAAAGCCATTTGTGAGGCTTATACAGACACATCAGTGATGTTTGATGATTGGTTGAAGGAGAATGTTCATCCAAGAGGCAATAGCTATATAATAGCACCTATGATAGCTTGGCAGAAGCCACATCAAAGTGCTTTATGGGATCACTACGCAGATTATAGAGAGATTTTTAATGGAAGTGCTAATAAACTAATATGAATATACTATTTAGCATACACTTATACCCTCCCGTTCATAATTGTGGTGCGGAATGGATGGCGCATAATATGGCAAAAGACTTGATGGCTAAAGGGCATAATGTTAGGGTTTTATTGCATCAAGCTAACCACTATAAAATAAAAAATAATTATTGTTTCGATGGGGTGGATGTATTCCCCCCAAATCCAAATGTGATTGAGAATTTATTTAGATGGAGTCATTGTGTCTTTACACATTTAGATTATACACAATGGACAATTGGTGCTGCTGGGTTGTATAA